ATGTTATTACAGGTGCACTTAAATTTATAGAAGGATCTTGTGAGCAATTAGAATTAGAGTGGGCATCGTTACAATGGTTACAAGTTCGTGGTGAAATTAAAGAAGTTGAAGATCCACGCTGTCAGAATCATTGTTCAGACTCGGCTTTGTATGCCTGGAGGCAGACCTATTCATATATGGCCGAACTTCCTAAACCTATTTATGATTATGGATCGGAAGAATACTTTAAAGAATTAGCCAATAAAATGGAGGAATACGATGAGAGAGCAAGAGAAAAAGATCACTTCTTTGAGGACTACGAAGCACTTGACGATGAGTGGTAGCTTGTTAAAAGAGTATGTGGCAATTTGCAAAGAAAACAAAATAGATCAGCTTAATTTACCCGATGGAACAATGATAAAAATGAGTCCTTTGGCTTATTACGATGAAAACGCATTGCAAAAACCATTGGCTCAGGGCGATTTTCCTACTTACGACGATAACTTATCTGATAACATAGACGACGACGTATTATTTGCAAGTGCAAGATAGGAGATATAAATGGCAATTTTATTTAACGATCAATCTAAAATATGGTGGGAATTTACAGACAAAAAAGAACGAGCAAAAGCTTTGTTCGATCACATTGTCGCATTGAAAAATAGACAATCTGCAGGAGTCACCGATAGAAACTTAAGACACGCAAGGCTTTACGGCAACTCTGAAATATCAGGATTAAGGCCTTATCAGTACTCCAATACACTTACAGACAGAACCTTAACAATGAACGTAGTCCAGGCTGCAGTTGATACAGCTACCGCCAGGATTGGAAAATCTAAACCACGTCCACAATTTCTTACCTATAAAGGTAATTATAAAATGAAAAAAGAAGCTGAGAAATTACAGCTTTATACTGATGGAATGTTTGAAGAGAATAAAATGTATCAACTCGGTCAGCGTATATTTAAAGACGGTGGCATTATGGGTACAGGTTGCGTCAAGTTCTTTAAGGGCAAAAGACTTGTGAAAGAGGGTAAGTATAAAACAGCTATTCGCGCCGAGAGAGTGTTTATAGATGAAATCGTTGTTGATGAAGTCGAATGTATGTACGACGATCCAATTAGTATTTATCAAATGAAAGTAGTTCCAAGGAGAGTTTTAAAAGCTCTTTATAAAAACAAAAGCGCAATAATAGACGATGCTAAAGCAGATAACGATATTACTTATTTATATTCTGGGCTGGATCAAATGACCGTAGTTATTGAAGCCTGGAAACTTCCGTCAGGTCCCGATGCGGGAGACGGTTTACATATAATTGCTTGTGATTCTGGAGAATTGTTTTCCGAAGAGTGGACCCATGAGTGGTGGCCGTTTGAATTTTTTAGATGGAATAGACGCCCTTTTGGTTTTTATGGGCAAGGAATCGCTGAACAGTTAACCGGTATTCAATATGAAATAAACAAACTTTTAAAAGTAATTCAACTATCTATGCACCTGGGATCAATTCCAAAAATATTCTTAGATGCAAATTCAAAAATAGTTAAACAACATTTAAACAATGAAATTGGTGGAATTATAACTTACCAAGGAATGAAACCAACTTACGATCAACTCATGGCAATACCTCCAGTATTGTTTGAACAGTTAAACACTTTATATCAAAGAGCGTTTGACATAATTGGTTTATCTAAAATGTCAGTCGCCGGAGAAAAGCCGGCCGGCTTAAACTCTGGAAAAGCGTTAAGAACATTTAACAACATAGAAACGGATAGATTTTCAATTGTTGCCCAGGACTATGATACTTTTATGGTTAATTGCGCTAAAAAATTTATATATATGTCCGAAATGACAGCTAAAAAAGATAAAGATTTATCTGTAACGTGTTTTAACAATAAAGAAATTGAAGATATTAAATGGTCAGAGATTGACCTAGAGCGAGATCAATGGTCAATGAGAGTTTTCCCTACAAATTTCCTACAAAATACACCAGAAGGAAAGATTGAAGATATTAAAGACCTAGCATCTTTGGGTATGTTAAATAAAAATCAAATATCGTCGCTTATGGATTATCCAGACCTAGAACAATTCACACAATACAATAACGCTGCAACCGATGATATTATGGCAGTGATGTACGACATTATCGACAAAGGTATTTATAACCCGCCGATGCCTCAACAAGCATTAGACTTTGGGAAACAATATTTTCAACAAGTGTTTTTAAAAATGAAACACCAAGCACTTGAACCGGAGAAACTAGAAATGCTCTTAAGGTGGATTGAAGATGCCGATATGTTGTTAAAAATGGGAGCACCGCCGCCAGTAATAGGTAACCCGCAAGCCAATGTAACAATGGGACAACAACCAACAAGCCCAGGCGTTGCACAAATTCCAGGACAAGGACTAACCCCGCAACAGTAAAGCGGATTTTTATAACCCAGTAATAAGGAGATTAAAATGGGATTAAGAGCAGTTGAACAGGCGCCAGTTGCGCCATTACCTACTTTGGAGGCTTTGATTGAAGGAAAAGGAACACAAACACCGGAAACATCACAAGAGCCAAGTCAACCAAAAGAAGAAGTCTCTAGACTTGACCAGATTGAAAGAGATCAAAAACTACGAAGAGAGCTTTTCTCTAGAGACAAACGAATCAAAGAGCTCGAGGCAAAACTTGGAGATACAAGTAATAAAACCAGTATCTTAGATGCTAAAAATCCAATTAAAGCATTGGCAAAAGAAAGGAATTTTTCTCAAGATGATGTAATTAAAATGGCACTTGAGGCTATGGATGATGATTTAACGGAAACTGAAAAAAAAGAAGATCTAGCTAAAATGTCACCTGAACAGATAGCAAAACTAGTTAGAGAGCAAATAGAATTAGAAAATCAAGCAAAAGATCAAGTTGAAAAAGAAACGCAAGCCGTCAAAGATTACAAATTGGAAATTGCAAACAAAGCAAAAGAATTAGAATCAACTATGCCAATGGTTGCCGCACTGGGCGCTAGTGACGCAGTTTTCGACATGATTAATAACAAATTCATGAGCGAAAAAGAAGAATATGGCGAAGAATATGCCCGGGAAAATCTAATGAGCATTGACGAAGCTATTAAAAAGACTAACGAAACACTTGCAAACAACGTAAAGTCTGCGTTACAATCTAAATATCTAAGGGATTTTATTTTAAAAACCATCAAGGAAGAGGGTTCTAAAAACGAAAAACCTAATCAGTTAAACGACGAAGATCAGTTAGAAGATGAAGCCATTACTATGACAAACTTTAGTCACCGCGCTGTTACGGAGGCAAGCGGAAAACCTAAATTTGCTAGCAATGAAGAAGAATTAGATTATCTTATTAACAAATTGATTTAACGGAGTATTAAATGAGCTTAACAATCGCGCAAGCAGCGCCAATTTTAAAAGAGTATTACACGGCTCAACGTGTAGAAAACATGACATATAAGGATTTTCCATTATATGCAATGCTTCCAAAAGATAAAAACTTTTACGGTAAAGTGTTGCCTGTGCCTATCCAGATTGGAAACCCACAAGGTAGATCTGCAGTTTTTCAAACAGCACAAGCTAACAAAACTAGTTCTGTTTATAAAGACTTTGTTCTCACAAGAGTAAGAGATTACGCATTGGCTTCTGTTGATAATGAAACAGCTGAAGCTTCAGAAAATGAAAAAGGTGCATTCATTAAAGCACTTACAAGAGAAATTGATTCAGCTATTCAAGCGGCTACAACTTCAGTTGCTTGGGCATTATACGGTAATGGATCTGGGAAAATTGGTCAAATTGGCGCCGGTGTAAACACTGCGACCGCTTCAATTCCGCTTTCTAATTCTGACGATGTAGTTAAGTTTGAAATTGGACAAACTGTGCAATTTGCACAGTTAGAATCTACTGGAGGATTTAGAGCTTCAGGTGCAACTCTTCAAGTATTAAACGTAGACAGAGATTTAGGCATTTTAACAATGTCTGCGGTTCTATCTTCTATTACTGGCCTAGCTGCTGGAGATTCTATTTTTGTTCAAGGCGATAGAAACAATAAAGTATCTGGTTTGTCTGCATGGCTTCCAAGTAGCTCGCCTGTTTCTGGTGATAATTTTTTCAGTGTTGACAGATCGGTTGACCCGACGCGTTTAGCTGGTATTAGATTTGACGGATCTGCACTTTCAATCGAGGAAGCACTTGTTAAAGGATTGACTCGTTGTAACCGTGAAGGTGGACGTCCTGAGGTTGTAATGGCTAACTATACAGA